AGCTACCGCGGATCGACAATCCGGAAACGGAAAGTTCGATTTCCACGAGTGGTCCCAGCGCCTGGAGGCTGTATTCCCTTTCGGGGAGTATGGCATTCCGTCTTGGCGGTATCATTCTCGTTATGACCGTGTTGATTTCCGTGAACCTGGGGCTGAGCGACCCGTTCGGGTTATTTCAGTCCCTAAGACGTTGAAGGCACCTCGTATCATTGCGATTGAGCCGAGCTACATGCAATACATGCAACAGGGCTTGGCAGCGATGATCGTTCCTGCGATTCAAGAACATTCTGTTCTTGGTCGCATTGTCGGATTTGATGACCAGTGGCGTAATAACCACTTAGCGTTGAAAGGCTCTCTTGATGGGAGCCTTGCGACACTCGATCTGAGTGAAGCTTCCGATCGTGTCTCCAATCAGCTCGTGAGGACGATGCTGAGACGGTTCCCGAATTTATTCGAGGCCGTCGATGCAACACGTTCCAGAAAAGCTGATGTGCCTGGCTTCGGCGTTCTTCGCCTGGCCAAGTTCGCGTCTATGGGTTCGGCTCTGACCTTTCCTGTTGAGGCTATGGTATTTACTACCATAGTCATGATGGGTGTAGAGAGGGCCAAGGGTGCCTCGTTGACACGCAGTGATGTTTCTAAGCTGCGTGACGTGGTGCGCGTCTACGGGGATGACATTATTGTCCCCGTGGAATTCGCTTCATCCGTGATACAGACCCTAGAGCTGTTTGGCTTGAAGGTCAACGTCCGCAAATCCTACGTTACCGGAAGGTTTCGTGAGAGCTGCGGGAAGGAATACTACAGTGGCCACGATGTTTCAGTGGTCAAGGTACGGCACGTCGTGGATTTAAACGGCGATGCCGAACTTCCTTCGTCACGGAGGTTCGTTCGTGAGACCGAGTCGACCGTCGCACTCCGAAACAGGTTTTACCTGTCAGGTTTGTGGCGAACGGCCGCATGGCTTGATGAGTGGATTGACCGACTTTTGGGTCAGCAATATCCGCCCATCGAAGTTCATGTGACGACTCCTTGGGAAGAGCCGTCACCTAGGTCTCAGATGTTGGGCCGTTGGAGTGTGCTCCCCGTGAAGTATCCTTTACAGGGTACTTTACGCGTACACCCTGACCTGCAGTCCCTGATGATAAAGGGGTATGCAGGCCAAAATCGGATCCCTGCTTCGCAGGTGTCTGGTGTAGGAGCCTTGCTGAAGGTGCTGAGTCCAAGAAGGGTTGTTCCCTTTGAGGATACTCGTCATCTCGAGCGAGCTGGGCGTGCCGAGTCTGCCCGCATTAAACTCGGATGGCACCGTGTCTCCTTTTAGGCATGGTGAGTGATAGGGTAATCCTGCCCTGTCCCGCGGAGGCTGTAGTATGCCTCTTCGGTTCGGACGGATATAAGATAGTACCCTTACAGGTACTATCGTGTGATGCCAACTGCGTCACATGGCCACAGTTTCTAAACTGTGCCTGGTGGGAAAGAAAGATTTCCACCGGGACGCCTCCGGACCTGTCCTTTGGTTACTACCATAAGGTGGTCCGGTCGTGGGGGGTTAGATTCCCC